TGGCGTGGACAATTTTTACTTGTCTTTGTATGTCTCTGGCTAGCTGAAGCTTTCTTATTTTAACCGCGTGGTTTCTTACATTCTCCAACTCGATTGGAAAATTATAGACACCACGAAGATGTTCTACTGCCTCTTTATCTTTAAAGTTTTCACTAAATCCTAAGTCGTTTGCTGCGGCAAGTATAGATGAGATGTCTATTACTGAAGACTCTTCAAACACCTTCTTTAGGCATTTGTAGATTATCTGATTTTCTTCTATAACAAAACTATCTGACTCTACTATGCCGTCTACATCTACAAAGGCATCTATACCATGGGAACATACCCCGGACAGAACCGCCCTTTCTGCCGCTGGGTTATGTAACAAGCTCTGCGACATTAACCAACACACCTTTCACATACGTAAAAATCCCTTTTAAGGGCTGGACTAACTTTATAAATTCTTGTACACTTACTACACGTTACATCTACTTTAGTTGACTTCCTTCTGGTTCTAGGAACCGGTGGCTTGGCAGAGTCATCTATAAGATTGTTTTCATCTTCTGATGTAATAGACCCATCATCGCTCCATTCGTTCTGTCTCTCTCCTCTATAGATTGGTTCAGACCTAGTTCTTCCTCCTGTAGAAGACTGAACCTGTTCTTCGCTTCGAGTCGGAGCTATAAAGTCTTCTTTGTAAGATGAGGCAACTTCGTTTGCGAGGGGATGTTTTTCCAATTTGGTTTCAGCTTCATCAGCGCCGTGTCCTACGCTCTCTCCTGTTAGATTTTTGAATCCCTCTGCCACGACACTCATGTCATTTTTTTGAATGCCTTCCCTTATTAGGTCAATGGGACTGCTCATGAGTATGCCTTCCTCTTGCTTAGTTCTGTTAAAACGTCTGCCATTTTTCTAACATCTCTTATTTTTTCCTGAAGCCTATCAACCCTTGCTTGAGCGTGCTTTCTAATTGTTTCTAGTTTTTCTGCAAATGGATTTTGATTAATAATTTGCTGTTGTTTTATGTCATGCTTAGTATACTTGCCGTACTGGTCTATCTCTACAGATACTATTCTTCTTATATTGTCCAAGGCAAAGCTTAGCTTTACTACATTCTGATTGTGCTCATCTTGAAGATAGTTGGCGTAGCCATGAAGAACATATGACTTATGCAAGCACTCTTCAGACGTTAGTTTAGAAAGAGCTTCTGTATTAAGATTCAAAGCCTCTGCCGCCTCTAGGTTAAAACCTATGACGTTTAGAGACTTTGAGTTTATATAATTGTCTACAGCCTGTTCGAACTTAGCCAGACGTTCCGATGGCGTTAAGGATTGATTTTCTCCACTCATCTGTGCCTTCTCTGTAATCTAGTACCGCCATGTAAATGTTATTAATTCTACACCATTCTTCTTTGTCTCTATCTCTAACCTTTGACTGATAAAAGTCCCTCTTGTTCTTATGGTAAAATTCATTATACGAATAGTGCTGTTCTCCATGAACCTCTACTATTAGTGGTCTATCTGGGATGAAGAAGTCTGCATATAATATAGAATTTCTGGTCGTAGTCCTTGTACCGGGAAGAGAAACCTCCTCAAGTATTATAGACCGTGGAAACAGGTCACGCAAGGTCAATCTGGCCAATTTGTGAGGACCGGAAACCTTGCGGGAACGGCGGCGTTTGGAGTCCTTAGAGAAGTTCCACACGCTCTCCCTCCCATCAAGCCCAGTCACCCTCACAACATCTCCCTGATATCATTCTCCAGAATTTCCATAAGGAAGAAGTTCTCTTCTAAGAAGTTGTATAGACGCTCCTGTCCTTGAAATTTAAAGAACTTAGTTACTGATTCTATATTTGATGAGTCAACTTCATTATCAGAAAGAAGCTTGGAAACAGACGGGGTGGTAAGATTCTTCTCTTCTTCTAAAACAAAATCACACTTGTACCAAGCACCAGCTTTTGAAACCAGACCAAACTCAAGGGCCATGTTTATTATTTCTTGAGTTCTGTCTATTCCTATTCCGTATTTAATCCAGCTTTGGGCCTCGCCTCCGGGGAACCCACCGGCAGAGGAACAGAGAACTCGCCAGTTGACCATCTGGCCAATCTGCTTTCCCCCAGCTTCCCAAGGTCTTGTATTCTTTATCTCCAAGTGAGTGTCAACTTGATACCTAATCTTTACGCCACTGTCAGCTATCTTGGTTTTTCCATATCCAGTCGTGTTAGCAATAAAGTGAGTTATCATTATGATAATACTTTTTTGTCTAGGCACAACATTGCCAAGGCGTTTAGTAAAGTTACTTAATATCTTAGGTAGTCCTGCTCTAAACTGACCACTCACTTCGTCCATTAGCTCTCTGGACGGAATTAAAGAAGACACGGAGTCTATAATCACAACACAATTAGGCTCGGCTCTGACATACTTCTCGACTATGTCAAGATAGTCTTCAGCACTAATTGGTTCATCTTCAGACTCAACGATTTTTATTTTTTCTTTTTCAAGACCCTTGATACCGCCAAGGTTCATGGACTTAAGTCTTCCCTCGGCATTGATATATACTATTGGTCTCTCACCATATTCCTTACTTTGGCAAGTTGCAGCAAACTGCAAAGCGGTTGTTGTCTTTCCGCTCTTTGGGTCTCCTGTAAGTATTACCCAGCTACCTTCCTTTACACCTCCACCTAAAGCCAAATCAAGCGCTGGTGTGACAGGTATAACCTCTAGATTTTCGCTTTCATCAAATACGGTATTGCCACTTCTAACTACTTTGCCGTATTTCTTCATAACCTCTAGAGTAGTCTGGTCGTTAAAATCCGATGCCTTAGCCATCTAGTTCCCTCAGTTTTCCTAGCTTTGTTTGTTTTCCGTATGGTTTCCTTGGCTGAGATTCAGTAGAGTCTTTGTAGTCTTTAGCAGATGAAGACTCATTTAGCAACCGGGACTCCTCCACCTTAATAAGGTCTTCTAGTCCGGGGAATCTCAGTGAATATATTTTTTTTCCACGAGATGTATTGAGAGCAGCTACCACGGCTCTGTCGTCGTACTTATTTGTAAGACGGTTTGCTTCTATGACCTGAAGCTGGTAAGTTTTTTTCCACTTGGAAGTGTTCCAGAACTTGTACGCCAGAGAACCTTCATTAGATTTCTCGGCCATCCTCTGACACATAAGCTCTGCCACATATTGAGCAGACGTGCAATAATCCCCCGTGGAGGGAGACTTGTACCGACTGCTGTCGCTTTTATTCTTTGCCATGTCTTGATATTAAACAATCACCTGCAATACTTGCGTTTCTAAGTTCGGTCCCCTCTTTTATAAGCTCGGGAACTTTCCATTTTTCAACACGAAGAACTCCATCATTAAGGGTTCCAACTATGTATAATTCATTTGTTATATTTGATGTCATAAAAGCAGAGGCTCCCTTACAGAAATAGAACCCGTCCGCTTCTTCTCCGACATCTACTTCATGAGAACGAAAGGCAACCTTCATACTCTTTATATAGAGACCTGTTTCTTTACAGTACTGCTTAAGCCTTACCCAAGCGCTCTCTGGATAGACCTCTGGCCTATAGTCGTCCTGAAAAACTGTAGTGCCATCAGAAAGAACGACGGACCATATAGCATTTTTATCGCAACACTGTCCTAGATATACGTCAGGCTCTGTACATATGCTAGCTGTCATTGTCTGGCTTAATCTTATGAATCGATTGGCTGTATCTATTGTACTGTCTGTTCTTGCGGTATTCAGACCGCTTTTCATCAGAAAGCGCTGAGGCTTGAGGGGTCATGGTAGTAACGCCACGGTCCTCTTTTCTTGCCATTAGATTCCCAACCTTCATACTGTTGTCTTCTTGTGTTTCTTCGGGAGAATCTTCAGAAGAAACTTCGGACTGGGTTCCGATACGATTTTTGACAATCTTTTCGCTTCTGTTCAGTTCTTCTGCAAGTTCCTTTACTGGCGTATCTAGATGGTTATCTATATAAAATTTTTCTGCCTTGGTCAGTGGTCCTTTTCTCTTAGACATCAAACATACACCTTTCTGCTGTGGTTAAAAATCTTCCGTTTCTTGTTTCCAGATACTTCATATAGTTTCTGTATACGGTTTCTGAAACTTTCTTGAGGGGAAATTCTATAGAGTTTGTCTTGGTTGCATATGTTCCCCAAGGGTCGAATAGTCGACCTCTTCCAGTCTTAACAAAGAATGTAGAGTTTCCAGTTTTCTCGTTCACTACTTGTTTTGCATAAGCAAACTTGCTTTTTTCTGAGACTATTTCTCCCTTGATAGAATAACATGTGGTCGTTGTCGTTTTTGGAGAGTCTGTTTCAAAAGACTTCAGGGTATCTTCATCCATCTTCTTTCCCCATAAACTTTCTTACCTGATTGACAGTGTTCTTAATACAATCATACTTGTCGACCCCATCAACCCAGAGAACAAAGGTTTCATCCAACCCAGACTTCTGTAACTCCTCTAGGTCTATCGTGTCACCACTGCATTCTCCTGTTTTCATAATCTCATGCACGCCAAGCTTACAGTAAAGTATAGCCCTGTGTGGAGCAGAGTTTCCCATTATTTTTTTCCCTTCTCTATATATCTTTTTCTTTGTTCTTCAGTCATACCCCTAAGCTCTCTGTGCAGCTTCTTTTTCCCCGGCTTCTTTTCATCTACCTTGTCTCTTTCTTTTCTATCGTCCAGTTCATATCTTCCAAGCTTCTTGGTATTTCTTTCAGCCAAGTGTCCAAGAGTCTGAGGTTCTCCTCTCACGAAGATGTGAGGACTTCCGAGAACTCTTTCTAGTTTATGCTTTCCGCATTCCGGGCATTTCTTTTTCTTAGAATCTTTCATGCTTTGTGTAATTGTAAATCTGTATTCACACCCAGAGCATAGATATTCATATAAAGGCATCTTACCTCCCGACAGCCTCTTTTATATCCTCTATTACAGACGCGCTTTCTTCAGGACTATCTAGAAGCTCCTCACATTTATTTATTAAGAAGAGCAAGTCCTCTGAAAGTATCTTAACAACATTTCCAGTAAAGACAGAGTGCTTACCTGTGAGTTCTATGATTTCCTCTAGATTTTTTTTAGGCTGAACCTTGCGCATCTTCTAGTCTATATAGGATTGCAGATATAATTCCATGCCTGATAACATCGTCATCGTCAAGCTCCACTATACCAACCCCGTGCAGACCACGTAAACATGATATACACGTAGACAACCCTCCTCGCACACGGTTTGGAAGGTCGGTCTGGTTTACGTCTCCATTCACCACCGCTTTTGACTTTCTTCCCAGACGAGTAATAAACATTTTTATCTGTTCTATCGTCGCGTTCTGAGCCTCATCTAATATGATAAATGAGTTGTGAAAGTTTCTTCCTCTCATGTATTCCAGAGGACAAACCTCAAGGATATTATTTTTCTTTATATAGTCTATGCCACTACTAGATATGTATTTAGACATCTCATCCATGACAGGGACTAGGTATGGATGTATCTTATCATGAAAAGAGCCGGGAAGATATCCTAATCCGCCACCAGATTCAACTACTGGCCGCGTAATTATTATTTTTTCTATCTTTCCAGCTAGCAAATGTTCACAAGCTAGTCCAACACATATAGTCGTTTTACCACTGCCTGCTGGACCTGAACATATTGTAACGTCGTTTTCTACTATTGCCCTTATGTAACCGGCTTGATTAGAAGTTTTAGGAGATAGGCTGTGCCTATTGTGAACATGTTTATTAAGTTCTGACTTTTGTTTTTTCATTTTACCTCTTTTATTTGCCAGAACTACCGAAACCTCCTTCTCCTCTGTCAGTACTATCCAAATCGTTAACTTCCTCTATCCGAAAGTTTGGTACTTCTTGTATTAAAATTTGAGCTATTTTATCACCGCTGCTAATAAAATAAGATTTATTATCGAACGGCCACTCTGTTCTTCCGTAGCCTATATTAGAAATACAGACCTTTACTTCTCCCCTGTATCCACTGTCAACCACTCCAGCGAATCGGTGTAGCCCCTTTACACCCATGGAAGAACGGTCCCATATCAATCCAGCGTGACCATCAGGAATTGCCATAGAGATTCCTGTAGAGACTAACACGGTACTTCCCGGTTTAATCTCCAAGTCCTCGTCAGAATATAAGTCTATTCCGGCGTCTGTGTCGTGAGCTTTTGTGGGCAGTTTGGCTGTTTCAGTCAGCCTCTTTGCTCTCAGTGGTTGGTTTGTCATTAGACATTTCCTCGCCGTCTTTTTCCTGCTCCTCTGTAATAAACTGTCCAAAGCTTGAAGCGCACATGGGCATATCAGCAGAAGGAAAATTGTATCGCCCATTAAAATGGAAGACTTTCCCCTCGTGGGAATATGAGATATGCACCATGAATCCTTTCCCAACGTCTATAGCTTCATTGAGTCGCAATACCGTTGCCTGTAGGACTTTGTCTCCCTCTGGCGTTCTTTGCATGAAGGGTGGCGTTTTTATTTTTTTAGTGCTCGACATTCTGCTTCCTAGATAATTTCACATGCTCCACCAGCACAGGCAATCTCTTGTTCTGGCGTAGTGTTGTCATGCTCCTCTATGCAATCAGTATACTCTACTGCGGTATACTCTCTCTTCATGTCTACCCACTCTTTCCAATTGTACACATCTTTCATGCAGTATGTGAGCCTTTTGATGTCTCCGTCCATGTACTTTTTAGTAAACTTTTTGCATCGCTCAACCCATTCTCTTTTTCCGTTGCCTTTAATTCTAGTTCCCACCCCCAACAGTCCATCACAAGCTGCCCATAGGTTATCTTCCCAGAGGTTAAGCGCAACTTCAATCAACCCACTAACAAACATCGCGCCGTCGCCGTAGTGCGATACCATTTCGCTGGGAAGATACACCGTCGTGAACGGTGCTTGCGGATAGTCCTTATCTCCACTCAACGGAAGCAGAGAGACGCCACAAAAATACTTTCTGTTTTTGTAGATAAATTTCTCTACGTCTTCCCATTCTTCTGGCTTCACGTTGATTGTGTTAGACACGTTGTGTTGCAGAAACGGTTTGACACAGAGAGAATCGTTTCTTCCTGTCATGACCCAGTTCTGCTGTGTACTTTTTACATACTCCAAGAGGCCAATAGCCCCAATCTGGTTCTTTAATTTAGAACCGGCAGGAACTTCTATGCAAAAACAGATTACATCGTCACTGTCGTTTGCGGACCAGACCGACTCTTCGCATGCTCTCGGATTTGTTTTCTTAAAGTGTTGATATATATCCTCCATCTTATTAGCCTGTACACGTCTAATATAGCGCTTGGCATGATGAGGATGAATGCCAGAACTAGTACCGAGAATACAACTAGCAGTCCCTTCAGGCTTGACACAAGTAGTCCTAGCTGCTGTATTAATTCCGATTTTCTTAGCAAGGTCTTTATTCGTTTTCTTAACAACCCTAGCGCCTTCCTTTTGGATATCGGGGTCCAGACAGATATCGTGACGTTCCATGATACCCGTCATGGAAACTCCGAGAAGAGCCTCTCTTCTAAGGATTCTTTCAGTGACCTCTCCCAAGTAGGCCATCTTTGAGAATCCAGCTTGGAGAGTTCCGATGATGGATGCCGCTCTACAAGACTCAAAGAACTCTTCTTTGGTTTTGATTTTGGCACAGTTGACCGTGCTAAGATTACACGCTTGCCACCCCGTCTCTCCCGTCTCCTCGTCTACGGGATAGAGTCCAATCTCAACACAGGGGTTTACAATAAGCTCGGTAGAATCTGACCAGACAAAGCCCGGCTCTCCAAACTCCTTTACGGAATTCATCAACTGCGAAAACTGCTCGCTGGTAGTGGAGCCACGAACAAGTAGAGCAGAATTATTGCTACGACCACGCTGAGGATTATCATGAAACCAATTGCCAGTCTTTGCCAGTGCCATTTCTTCGTCGTCTGCGCTAAAAAGACAAATCGTAGCGCTTCGACGTACACCACCACTAATAACAGCGTCAGCAGCGTGCATAACAACGTCATAGACATCTATCGGTCTCAGCTTCTTTGTTGCGCTGAACTCAGCTTCCTTGAGAGCCTTGTCCAAAACCTTTTTGATACTTGACAAAGCCTTCTTAAGAGGCTCTGGTCCGGGCGCCTTCCCTGAGCTTGAGCTTAGATATGAACCAGCGGGCCTGATTTCAGAGTAGTCAAACGATACTGTTTTGCCTACATACTCTGGGAAGAGTTCATCCTGTTCTAGATAGCTGCTGACTAATACTCCAACGGCATCAGACCAGCCTTCTATTGTGTCTGGTATGGTAAACTTTTTTGTTCCATTGGCTTTGTATTTTTGAACTAGCTCTGGAAGTTTTTCTACATGATGCTTTTGAACAGAGAACCCGGTCCCACAACCACACAGTAAAAGATACATACACTCCTGAAAAAACCTCGGCCTATCTATATAGGAGGCTATGCAGTTGTATATTCTGGCGTTGTGTTTCAGCACTGGGGAGCCTCCGAATTGGAGGGCGCGTTGAGAACCCAGAACGCGCTTTCTATTCATCATGTCATAAGCCCATTCAATCTCCTCCGTAACAGAGGGATAGGACTCCAACATCATGCCTTTAACACGTTCTACGCTTTCCTTCCATGTTTCTCTTCTCTTCTTTTCGGGAATCCATCTGGCATATTTGCCAACAAAAGTATAATTCTGTAGCTCCGCTACTGACATCAGTTCTTCCTGCCTTTTTCTTTTGTCGCATGTCCAGACTCTACCATGATTTCTGACACGTCTTTGCCATCTATGAAGATGTGTCCCAGAACCCTTCCGAAAGTAAACACGTCCTTAAGCTCTGCGTCTTCATCAGCGGGTATGTGGAGGACAGCTTTTGTGTATTCCAGTTTTCCAGTGGCTTCGTTTTTCTCTTCTAATAAAATTTCTCTTAAATGATTTCTAGCCGCGATTCCTTTTTTCTTTTCGTCTTTATCTCTAGTTCTAATTTCTGAACACCAGCAATCTTTTAATCTAACTGTTAGGGTTCTGTGTACGTCTACTATAAGAGTGTCTCCATCGTACACTCTTTTTACTTCTACTTCTGTGGTCCAGCCATTAGGAGGTTGCTTCATTTTTCTTAAATGCTTGGGTGGCCCATTGTGAATTATTCTAGTTGCCATTTAAAAATCAAAGAAGGCAATACATTGCTCTCCGTCTTCTGTAAACCGCATGCTGCTTGATTTATTCATAAACTTAAGTAGCTCATCGGGTTTTAGTCCAAAGACAATATGCTCATCGTCTGTGTATCTTTTTTCAAAACTTGTTACTTGTAATGGTCCAGCTTTTGGATGGAAAGCAGTTGCCCTGACTGTCCTTGGTTCTGTTACAGAGTCTATGTAGTGCTCCCAATCAATAGAGACTGTTACTTCGTTATTGAATTTTATTTCAAAGTCGTGGTCGACAGAGTATTGAAATATTGGAAACATACTGCTAGTAGTATAAGCCTTTCCAAGCTTTTGATGTATTTAGATACGTGATTTCTAATCCATTATCTATAAGATGTTCATAGACAATGTTGTCTTCTTCTGTTTCTCCGTGAGCCTTAGACCCTTTCGGAACATACCACTCGTGAACACCGCTTTGCCACAACAGCTTTGCACAATTAGCACAGGGTAAATGTGTAATGTAAGCCTTGTAGTAATCAATCTGCTTGACAACTAGATTGCTTATCGCATTAGCTTCTGCGTGTACAATAAATGGATATTTGTCAGGTCTGGTTGTGGGAAGTCCTTCTTCTTTAACATTAGAACAGAAGCCGTTATACCCAACTCCAACAACCACATTAGGACTACCTACTATAACGCAACCAACTTTAGTTTGAGAGTCATGACTTCTTATGGAGGCGTAGTGAGCCATTCCCATGAAGTACTCATCCCATGACGGCCTCTTTGTCATTGCTTCTCTTATTCTTTCGGCTACGATTTTCTCTTTTCAATCGCTTTTTATCGCGCTTGCTTTTCTTTCTTACAGTTTTTCCCATTTTACTTTTTTAGTATGTGCTTGGCTACAATACTGCCTTTCTGTTTTGACTTAAGGTTTTTAGGAATAAGACAGAGGTCGTATTCCTGTTTAAGCTGTGAAGCTTCGGAGACTATATCATAGTCCCCCCGAAAGCCAAGACACTTTGCAGCCGCTGCAAAATGGGAATCGTCCACATTTTTGCACACTTCTGCGATGGAGTCAAGGTTTGAAATGGTGACCCCTGACTCATCGTGCAGGCTTTTAAATAGCTCTGCACAAGACAGTGTCTTCTTTCGGCTTTCAGGTGGAACTAGATAATTAACTATCCTTGTTAGGGGTTCTCCCCAATTTCCTAAAGACATTTTTTTCCTTTAAGAGCTTCTTAGACTGTCACCAACAATCCAAGCACCGCCGATAAGGACGATGTTGTGAACCTGCTCTGGGTTAAGGTCTAGACCGAAGATGTTTGTGGTGGTGACAACAACGCCACCAACAGCAACCCAAAACCTTCTAGACTTCAGTAGTAGTGCGAGCTTGTCAGACATTTCTTCTCCTCAGTAAAAGGTGATACGAAATCCGTTTCATCTAAAATCATCCATGGTGTACCTATTCTCCATATTTTTATTTCTCATTCTGCAATCGGGACACATAGGTACTTTTTGCCCGTGCATATTGAGTTGGTGCTGAATTCTAAGAACCTGTTGCACCATAACGGTATCTCTATATACAGCTTGCTTATTTACGTTCTGTAGAGCAGCGGCTATTGCTGCGACTTCATGTCCAACAGCAGAGACCGGTTTTTGACGTGGTGCTGCTTCTTTGTTTTTTGATTCAAAATAATACAAAGACAGCCCAACATTCGCAGCCGTACAAGCAAGAAAAAGAAGCAGGAGATTAGTTGTAGTTTTCATCGTAGTGGCTTCTTTGTGTCTGGGAGTCTGTTGTTATTCGACTCTCTGGTTACAGGAAGAACGGGAAATCTCAAACCGTCCTTTGTGGGTATGCTCTTCTCATTTTTTGGGTTGCGCGTTGGCGAGCTTCCCTCTGGGTTTAGAGAAGTGACCGCCTGTAGGGAGGGAACTTTTACATCTGTGTCAATAGCCCACAGAACCCCCTCTTTCTTGGCGTACTCCCTCATTCTTCTAACTGGAACAATTAGGTTGAAGGTTTCACCAGCACCTCTAACAAGCATGCCCATGTACTGACCAGCCTTTTCTCCAGACCTTTCACTTAGAAATACTCCACCGCCACTGGAACCCGGAAATGCGGTAACGGTTGTTTGGTCAAACACAACTCCATCGCCATTACCCAAATCAAGAACTCTACCAACTTGAGAGCAAATCCCTCGCGTCATCGAGTTACTGCCTACTTGTCCTAGTAAGGAGCCTACATGATATAACTCAGTACCAATAGCCACTGGCTTGCCTTCGTTCTTATAGAAAGTAACAGTCTTATCGATAAAGCCTTTCTTTCTAACCATCAAGAGAGCCAAGTCTTCTCCGTTTTCAGCATCGGAGTACTTAATGACCTTGGCTTCCATCTTGATTTCTCCAACACGGCGTCCATCCTCAACCAATTCTTTAACAATCTGAGCATCTTTAAACTCAACGACTGTCTGTGGTTTGCCATTCTTGATTTCTACCCTGACAGACCTTAGCCCGTCTACTACGTGTGCAGCGGTCCATACAAAGTTAACCTTCTGCTTAACGTTGGGCGCCACTTCAACCTCTCGCGTAACAATAACGCCAGAGCCTTCACCGAACCCAGATTTAACCGTAACTGAAACATCTTGTAGATGCTGATACAGTTGGTTGTCCTGAGCGAGGACGCTGGTAGCAAACACAAAAATAGATAGCAATGCTGTCCCAAAAACCTTCTTCATCGGAATCCTTCCTTTGTATCTTTTAATTAAGAACGGGTTGAAGTTACTTAGTCAATAACTTCACCACCCTGCATACGTCTTTCCAACTCTCTCTGTGGAGTATTCTTCTCATTCTCAGCAACGCCGGGAGCAACCGGAACGTTAGTCGTTGAGATTGGACGAAGTTCGTCTTCGGTAAATTCGCCACCTAGAGCAGGATGCTTAATCCATTCGATTGTTGGAATATGTCCAACATCATAAGTTTCAAAGTGATTCTTTGTCAAGAAGAATGGAGTGCTGTCGTCAAAAACCTTTTCGGCTTCAATAACAGGCACGTTGAATAGCTCTACACACATCAGGCGATAGCCTTCTCGGAAAAGCTTCTTCATTTCCTTGCCAGTGGCTTCTGACCAGTCATTTGCCCAAGTGTTTTCTGTTAGTTGGGAAATGTTGCTCATGGCCTGTAGGCAAAGCTCAATCCATCTACGACAGTAATCATTCTTTACATCGAAGTATCGAACGGGATAAATCTTGAAAGCTCTACGCTCGTGCGTAATGTGATGGGCTTCAAGTCTCTCCATGTTATCACGTTTGGTGTTTGTATCAATTAGGTTGCACAAACGAACAAACATATTGTGATGATGCTTTACAGCGCCTAGCGTCGGGGGACCGGGAACGAAGCAATCAGTGCGAACACTGAAAGCCTGAACATGCTCACCAACTTTTTCAAAAAGTCTGGCCATAGCTAGGTTGTGGGTTTCCTTGTTGTCGCCAACATTGGGAATCGCCCACTTCACGCCTTGGAACATATAGGGGAGAATGGCGTCGTGAACTGGAATTACTAGATTATCAGACATGTTTAATACCCTCCTTATGGGATTACTCGACGTTAAATTTTTCTTTCAATCTCTGTCTAAGTAGCGTGTTAATTTGATTAACAGTCATGGTTTGGTCATCACTATATTCGTTGACTAATTCTCCGATTACAGTCATGATTTGCTCAGCACTAACTTTCTTTCTAGTAGCGAAAGGAATATTAATGAACTGAGGCGGAAGACCATGTGCAGCTACTGGCTGTTGATAGTATGGCGCAGAAACTGGAAGACCGTAGGGAACAAAGCCCGGATTAAGACCGCTGTCCCCTTCTACTTGATGCTTCAAGTTTTCATCTATCTCGTAGGTAGTTTGAGGATTTGGAAGTTCGTCTGGCGTCATAACAAACCCGCCATCGGGATGCTCATATTTGTGATAGTGTTCATGAACATGCTTATGTTCCTTGGATTCACAGTCACAGTCACAGTCACCATCACTATTATACCCCAATCCCTCTGTCTCGTTGCCGAAATTTCCTTCATTTTCTTCTTCTTCTTCTTCTTCTTTTCTTCGGCGTCTTCTTCCAATTCTTCCTAGCACAAGAGGCACTCCATATTTAAGCGCCAACGCACCAAGGCTCATGCCACCCAGAGTTAGACTAACGTTTTCTACGGTATTACCGTTTCCACCAGTCATGTCATCAAGGTAGTGTCCTGAGCCTTCGAGTAGTTTGTCCTTATTGCCAATTAGAACAAGAAGATTTTCTATCCTAGAAGAGAGCGAACTCTTTTCGCCTTCGACTCTTCCTAGAAGGTCTTTCAATCCGTTGATTTCGTTTTGAGAGCTTGACAGGTTCCCAGATACTCCAGATAGTTCAGCCTGTAGGCTTTGATGCAGAGCTTCTAAATTTGTTAGCTTCTCTTTAAGCTCTGCAATCTTATCAAGATATTCTTGACGTTCCTTATCGAAGTCTGGACCCGGCTCTACAGGACCACCGGGGTCTGGCCTTCCCGGCCAGCTATTAAACCCGCCCCCGCCATCTGGGGGGTTGTCTGGACCGCCTCCGGGCGGCTGTGGGTTTGGTGGTGGTGGACATGGATTATTGAATGGACACCAAGGGAAAAGACCTTCTCCGTTGTATAGTTCTTTAACCTTTATACCTTTAAAGAAATCTAAGCTCTTGGCCGTTCTGCCATCTTCAAGCGTTAGGATGGGACAATATATGAATTCGCCATTGCTGGTTTTTCTTAGACCGCCCTCTTCTGGAATTATGATGTGTTCACCAATCGCTTGTTTGCAGTGAGGACAAGCCTTTTTCATTCGCTCTGGTTGAGGCTTAGAAATTTTTTCTTTTGGATGGTCATGGCCCTCGTGGACAACTCTGTAAGAAGTTTCGATTGGATGTCCATGACCGTTGCCTTCAATAATTTCATAGATTTGTTTAAGAGATAGGCCAGCACCGTAGTCGTTTGGACCATCGTCTGTCCAAGCGCCATCTCCAACTCGCCAAGCAAGTAAAACACCTATGCGGGTTTGAAGCTCTCCCTTTTCGTCTTTAATCAGTACCAGAACACCACTTCCAGATTGACCACCTATTGGGGCGGCGTTAAAGCTTACGACAGCGCCAGTGTTTCTTATAATTCTACCGTACCAAGCCATGGCCCACTGTCCGCTCGGACAGCCGCCAGCCATAATATAATCATTTGGCTTAATTTCTGTACCCTTTGGAGCAAGGGGAATAATTCTAGGTGGATATCTACCAAAATATTTCTTTTTTACAGAAATTATAGCTAGGTCAAGAGCAGTACCGTCTTTGTATGCAACATACTCAGTCTTAAACGGCAGTCGGGCAGACTTGTAGCCACTCTGAAAAAATTCTACGTGGCCTTTTCTGGCGCGTTCTATAACGTGACCGTTGGTTAGAATAAAATATTTATCTTTATCTTCTCCAAATACCGTACCGCTTCCTCTAGCTCCACTGGTGCTGATTCTACAAACAGCTTCAAGGGCTTGGTCCATCGTTAGGGGTTTTGCTTCCGCGATGTTGGAAAGCAACACACCCAATCCAAAAATGATTGAGAATATTAGCTTATTCATCATAGCTTACCAATCTTTTTTGAGTGTGAACTGATACTTAAACAAAGGAGAGCGAGCCAAATCGGCTGGCGTTGTGGCCGCATCTGCCAAAAAGGGACATGGGTCTAAGTAATTAATTCGGTAAGCATAGGTTACGGCTGTGCTACACACAAAAACCTCGTTGGGTTCATCATCTTTGATATTTTGTGGTGCGAGCCTGCAAAAAGGAAGATAGTGTTTTCCAAGCTTTACAAAGTTCTTCCAGCCATAAGGAAGACCAGTAAGCTTTAACATCGTATCCGTAACGTTTTTCGCAACTCCCGCATCAAATTTATATTCGAGTTGCTTATTTTCGTACTCAACTTTTACGGAACGATTCTCATTGTTTTGAGGCCAAGATGAAAATTGATTAGATGATATGAGATTTAGTGGCCTAAAAACATCTATGTTATCTGGATGGGTGGCTACTTGTGTTTTAAGAGACACCGACCTACCTCCGCGAAATTCCCTAAACTCTACGCATTCAATGTTATCCCCATCCCAGTGGGCCATAGCCGCGTGACTATGAACTCCACTCCCATATCTTTTTATTAGCCAACTTATCAGCCCCCTACCACGAAACAGTAAAACATCAGCTTCTTGAACATGGTTGATTGCTTCGTGGTAGGGCACTAGATTAATCATTACTTTGGCTCTTCTAATTTTTTGTCAATCCTGTCTAATATATCCGCTATTCTTCTTTGGTCACTGACCAATTTTGTCATCACCTGCTGCATATCCTTCTGAATCTCTGCCCAGCTTCTGGGAACATAAACTAATGGAGTTCCATCTACATCACATTTTGACATGACTTCATGCATATCTTTCAACCAATCTCTTTCTTCGTCCACTAGGACTGACTGTTTTGGAATTGATTTAGTGACAAGAATTTCAATAATCTTTCCGAGTCCTACAACCACCACAACAATAGCCGCTAAGGCTGGAACGGAAAAAATGGATTCCATGATAGGCTTTCTCTTGAAAGAAAGAAAAGAGGGGGCCGGTCTAAGCGGCCAGCCCCCTCCTTGGACATGCTAGACTGCTAATAAAATTAGCCGTTCTTTGCCGGGTAGTCTGCCTGAGTAGGCGTCTTGCCCGTTTCGAGGTAAACCAGTTCACCGGGAATGGCTAGGGTCGGGTATTCTGCTAGAGCAGAAAGCGCTCCCCCACCAGAAGAGTCTCGGTAAACTTCGTTGGCGGCAGAGGGATATGTGGACCAGTTGCCACGCTCCCCAGAAATGCCAACTGGGTTCCAGTATCTAGCGCGGATGGCGGTAGCAGTTGCTGCGCCATGCTGTCTAAACGTAGTGTTGAGAGCCTTGCGTGTGCCATCGTCGGATGACTGGAAGTAGATGGCTGTGTTACTTACATTGTTAATGTAGTTTGCCCAGCCTCTAATAATCCAGCCATTACCATTCTCGATGGTATGACCAGCAACACCGGGGTCAAATGCGATGGTTCCACTGCCCTTGGCAGTCTGAACACCTGTTACACCAACTGGAGTCGCTTGAGTTCCGCCGTTGATGGCAACAACTCTTGAGCGCTTAACAGCACCGTCGTTAGCGTTGTCACGAAGATTAAAAGTCTTCGTAATGGGACTGCCAGTAGTGACTGTGCTGGCATCAGTGATGCCAATCGCGGTTCCACCTTCTTTTTGCACTGGAGCAGTGTCTGTGTTGTCTGTGGTGGAAACAAGGTCTGCTTTTGGATGTGCCATGATAAAACACCTTTCATAGGGCGTTTTACTTGTCCTTTTTTTCCTATAATATAGAATCCGGTCCTAGTATATTATACACCAATTGCACTAGTCAATGATTCTATTTCTATGGGATTGTAATTGTTCCATGGCTTCCTTAAGGTATCTTCTTGCGGTTTCTCTGCTGTAATCATTGGCATCTCCAATCTCTTCCATAGTGAGATTGTCAAAAAACCTCTGTTTTACCACCTTTTTTAGACGTGGGCTTAGAGAATCCACTATATCTAAAAGCTCAACAAGCTCATAGTTGCCGCTATCCCCTAGAAAAGTATCGCAGGTAAGGTATCTTCTACGATTTCTTCTTAAGTAGAGCTTACACTCCCAGTCTATACTGACGTACAGAAAGTTTGAGAATTTTCTCTTCTTTGCGCTGTCGTATTTTTTAAGGGCTTTCCAAAGTCCTATTAGCTGGCACGACTCTATCTCATCGATAGGCATGCTTCTGTAATATTTCTTTGCCAAAAACCCGAAGACTCTCTTGGTGTCTTCTTTATTAAGCGCTACTTCAAAATCTTCCGATGATATTTCCGTGTCCACTTTAAATCCTTAGTCATTTGTTAGTAAGATTCCTCCAGACAAACTCTTTGCGTGGATGTATATAGACAACTTTTGCATGTAATTTTCATCATCCTGAGTGTCTGCACTTACTGAGCTAATTTCTCCATTTGGAAAAATAAATATTGCCCAGTGATTCTTTTTTGCTAGCTCTAGCTTTAGCTTTTTAATCTCAAAAAGAACATCGTTATCCAAATCTAAGCCATCTTCTTCATCTTCATGTTTTCCTAAAATCTCTTTCTCTATTTCAAGTCTTATCTTTTTGAAATCAAATAGATTTCCTACCCCCAAAAAGAATTTATATCTCGTTATTGCCTTTAGGGCTTCAACGCCTTCTATTTCTTCTATTAATCCTATAATTGATGGAGTTATGTCAAAATTAGTATGACCAACCCAGCAATCGAATTGTTTAGATGGGCTTAGCTTATCATGAAGCTTGTACATACCCATAGGTGTGACTACAAGATTTGGAATTCTTTCAGCCAAGCCCATAGCTTCAATAATTTCTTCTTCGTCTAAACCTTCTAGGTTATAGTTGGAAGCTGCTTCCTGTTCAATTATGTCGTCGTCCCATTTTTCCCACGCTATTATATTTTCTGACATGGTCGTACTCCTATAGGGAGTTTGGGAAGATATCTGAGTTAGGATTTAGAGCATCAGTCGGTTTAACTACAGCAGTATTTTCCCCTTCTCTAAGGGCGGATACTATCATAAGGTAAACAGCAAGGCGCTCTTGTTCTACACAGGTTTCTAGTATAATCTTTAAAGTGTCTTCCAGTAATAAGCCAGTGTTAACTTGAGTTAGAAGGTCGGTAAATGTCGCTATGTCTTCTTGCTCATCACCAAAAGAACAGGCAACATATGTATAACCATCTCTTAAGACTTGAAACTCTAGCGAGGCGGCAATCTGGTCTTCACTTATCTCGATTTTTTCAGAGGGTTCGGAGGTTGCTTCTTCAGGAGGTTCGGGAATCTCCTCTTTTTTAAATAATTTTAGAAATGTTTGCCAAAATTTCTTCATATCCTTGATACTTTCCTTCAGTATTCTGATAAATTGTTACATAGTTCTCCCATCTTCCTTTCTTTATGGCGGATTCTGGTGGAACCATGCAGCAATAGTTTATATAAAGCTCTTCCCCCGTTTTGTTTACAGACAAAAGAACTAGTGTTAACCAGTCAAAAGAATATCCTAGGTATTGTCTAGAAATTTTTTCCAAAGAGTGGTCTATATCGGAATTTGCAAACATCCTGATTGATGGAATTTCGTTATCTTCTGGAACCAAAAGTTTGAACTGTCCTTTTCCAGAAGTGGAGTAGGACGTTATTCCTAGTCTCGCATAGACTTTAAACGTACTCATTACCGAGACTCGTCGGGATGGGGCTGTGGTCCTGCTGGAGTTGGGGGAACTGCTGACTGTTGTTGATTCGGCTCAGTTATCTGTTCAAGCATAGAAATACAACTGTCTGCATGTTCACAATCTTCAACAGCCTTTATAGCTTCTCCCACAATATCGGGATGCTCCCCAACACCAACGGGGTTTCTTACATAGACATTTAATCTAGCAATTGCCTCTGCTTTCTTTGCAGCAAAATGTAGATTTATAGCTTCTAAAATTGGATTATCCATCTTTGTGTTCCTCGATTTATCTTTGATTACTAATTGTGAGCGGCACAGCAGGGACAGTTATCGTCGGTGCAAGCCTCGACGCAATCACAAGCGCCACAACAAGTTTCACATTGACAAACCTTCTCTCCATTTAGAAACGGACATGTGTGGCCCATGTGAAAAATTGGACAGAACTGAAGTCCCCAGCCCATACCGATACCTACTAATAGACACATCCAGTGATTCTTAATAACGTCTAACATTGTTGACTCCCTTAATTTTTTTTCTTTTTGTTCTTTTTGTATTCAGTCCATTCGGCTTCGTTCATAGGAACGCATTTTCCATTCTTCTCAACGTATCCTTCGTTGCAATTTGGTGGATATCCAGCCTTTTCATCGGCATAGAGTTTAGCGGCCTTGTTTAGAATATGTTCATTGGCCATTGTATCTCTCCTAATAAATACTAAGTTAACGCCATCTCTTATGTAAGCGCCTCGCCTATCAAAGTAGTGAAGCTCATTTGTTTTTGGATTTTTATAAACATATACAGTTATTGGTGAGGGCATCTCTAATTTTCTCCGCTGTATTTTCCCATGAAAATTGATTGGCTGTTTTTATTCCCTCTTCGTTCATGGGGAGGCTGCCAGATTGTTTTGTTCTATGCACAGATTTCATCAATGAAGCAACGTGTCCAGTTTCTTTATCTGTAAGTCTGGCCCATCGGCCTTGACCGTGAAACCACTTGCCGTCAAAGGCTTCTTCTGTGTCATTCACGTTGAGGAGAAGGGTGTTTTTATGGTTGCAAAACTCAGTGTGTCCAGAATAATCTGTGGCTATTATATGTTTACCACAAGAGAGCATCTCAAGCAACTCCAAGTTCCAACCTTCTGCACGAGCAGGAAAAACCCCACAATCTGTCTCTCTCATTATATTATACACCTCTTTTTGCGTGGGCTGTCTGGAAATTATTTTTACCTTTGAGCCAAGGGGAGATTTCAGATATAGCTGTTCCCATTCATCGTTCTCCTCGTCGCTAAAGAAGGGATTTCCACACATCATCCACAGTTCTACGTCGTCTTCCTGCGTGAAAGCCTGATTGAACGCATCTACTATTAAATCATGTCCCTTTCTTATCTCCCACTTTCCACAATTAAAAAACACGGTTGTTTTTCTGGTCGACAAGTGTGGTTTGAATACTTGCCTGTCAACTCCGAGTGGGGCAACGCTAATCACTGGCCGGGAGTTGTCCCCGACTACTCCATTTTCTAGACACACCTTTCTTGCCCAATCAGAGCAAACAATTAGCCTATCTAGTTGCGAAAGATGTGCTTTCTCTAGCTCAGTAAATGTGTCTAGTTCAAATATAGGAAACCCTGCCCTTGTCCCATTGCCAACAAACTGACTCATATCATTTTGATGCCATATTCTTAAGCAGGGGGCACTAAAGTTTGGCAGTTGGTTGTTTTTGATTAACTGTATAATACTTTCCGCATCTTCCTGTGGACAATCTACGTTTCCTAGTGGCCAAAGAGCAACCTTGCCTAATTTAGAAAGGCTTTTTGCAACATTAAGGCCAGTAACACCATATCCAAGCTGGTTTATGGGGGTTATTAGATTAAAGTGTTCCATTTTGTCTCCATATAAAACTAGCCCGAAGCTACAATGGATAGCTCCGGGCTAGTCAAATAGTTTAAGAGGATTAAGAGCAGTGAAGCTCTATAAAATCCCAATCAATGTTGTTTACAACTTCAATTACACAGCTTCCAATAAAAGGATGCTTCTTACCGGATTCTATCGACAGCATTTTTATATGCTGTTTAAGTTCTTCAATGTTTCCTTTTATGAGATTGTTTTTGAGGTAATTATATGCAATGCTTGTTTGTCTGTTTGGAAATAAATCGTTAGGTATCATTTTCCTGTTCTGTTTCTATAGTGAGAATCAACCATTCGTAAACCAGCAGCGTAGCTTGGAACATCAGAGGAGAAAGTTATTCCTTTCTCTCTTCTGTCATAAATTTTAATACTGTCATTTTCTAAAATATAGATACAGTCTGCGTCATTAATATTTATCTGCTTTACATTCTCTTTTCTTTGTGTTAACTGGTGGTAGCCATAAAGAGAACTTCTAAAAGACATGGTGTGGGGAACATAAGCAGGACACGCCTGAATAGTCCATCCATGCGGAGTCCACACCCAACACATTTGGTTTGGTTGGTAGAAATGGTTGAAATAAAGCTGAGAGTTGCTCAAGCGATTCGTTTGTACAGATTCTTCTACATTTCTAATAAAAATCTGAACATCCGCTGCTTGAGTATCTCCAATCGAGAGAAAGGGGACAGTTGCAACAGCTAAAACTCCGGTTTTCAGAAAGCTTCTTCTGTCCATTGTCTACTCCTATTTTTTATAGAAAGACAGGCGGGAAAGTTCATATCTTTTAGGGTCGGCAAGCCCGTTGTCTAAATTTTTTCTGCTAGTAGTATAGTACCCGTGTTCGTCCTTCAGGACAACTAAATTTTTATCAGAAAGCTCCTCGGTTTTTTCCTCATCAATCATTGAAGAATGACTGCCGTATCTTGTTGGGTGAGGGTACTTCTCTGCTTTTTGTGGTACTACTCTTCGTCTAGTTTGTCTAGGCGGCATTCTTAATCGCCCTCTTAACGGGTTTTATAAAATAGTGACCGATAAATCCTCCAATGCGAGACATCCCAAGTGACGTTCTGAGATAGTTTTCAAGTCTCGTAAGAGGACAAACCTCTCTTGTGAATGTAACGGTAAGAATAAAGCTGTTAACTGGAACCCACATCCATAAGGGGTACATAAAGGGAAGAATGAAGAAGGCCATTATATTTACTATCACAATAAACATATGAAATGATATGATTGAATATAGTATCGCCTTCTTGAAAAGATTTTCTCTCTTAGGCTTTCTCTCATACAAAGCCTTAAGCATTTCAAGGCTTACTTTAAGAGAATCGTTGTCGGTTTTTTGTCCTATCTCTTGTTCTAGTCGTGCTGTTAGCTCTCGTGCCTGTTCTTCATCTAAATATTCATCAAGTATCTCAACTATATTAAGAGCTTCGTTGTTACTGGTAGGCATTATTGTATCCCTATACTAGGTGTCGTTTTCAGGACTGTCTACAACAGCCCTTCCCTTTAGACTCTCCCAGTCCTTCTCTGGCCTAACCATAAGGTTGGTGTTCCACGCCCCGCTTATTGTGTTGGCCTGAATACATAGAGAGTGAGTCAGGTGCATTAAAGCATTCAAATCCTTGGGGAAGCAGCTTCCTCCGAATCCATAGTGCCCATCTGGACCCGGAACTGACCAGTGAGAACGTCCAAGCCTCTCGTCATAGAGAGAATATTCTAGCACCTTATCGTAATCTATACCTAAACTTTCACAAATTGCATAAATTTCATTAGCAAAAGATACTTTAACTGCTAAGAATGTATTAGTTAGATACTTAATCATTTCAGCAATTGTTGAATCAGTTTTTACTATATCTGCACCGGGAAATATTCTTGAATAGAATTGTTTTAATATCGTCGTCGCTGGCCTTGGGCCGCCAAGTATAACACGAGTAGTGTTCTTAAAGTCTTCCTCTGCATTTCTCTCCAATAAGAATTCAGGATTGAAAACTATATGGGAGTCTTGACATAAATCTTGCAGGGACTTTGTGGTGTTGGGAGGTACTGTAGACTTAATTGCTATTATATTTTTTCTTCCAGTACTGCAAGCCGCTTTGACAACATCTGTAACTATTGATATATCACAAGAGCCATCTTTATTCATCGGAGTGGGGACGCATATAAAGATAATTTCACAGGCTCTGGATAATGCTTGAATAGTTTTGTGGGTAGATTTGTTTGCTTGAAATTTATCATAAGTGTATACATTATAATAATTTTCAAACGTACTTCTCAAAGCGCTTCCAACAAAGCCCTGACCTATTATCCCTACGCTTTGTATTTTCATAGCTTGTTTGCCGCTCTGCTTATAAAGGTTACTGCTGAGTCCGCATCCTGTTTTGAAAATGTCAGTGCTGGTCTAAGTCGGATTGAGTGAGTCCCAGACTTAAGCACAATCATGTCTTCTTGGAGCAAAGAAACCATTCGGTCTCTTAGGTCGGGTGTGTCTAAATCAAAAGCAATCATTAGACCCATGCCCCTGACATTAGAAATAACATCCAGATTGTTTAGGGCATTTTCAAGATGGCTACCAACCTCGTGGGCATTATCAATGAGCTTTTCTTCTTCAATAGCATCCATTATATGACTGAATCTAACCATATCAACAATATTCCCACCCCAAGTAGAATTAATCCTACCACTATCATTGAACACATTGTGTTCCACCTCGTCTATCCTATCAGTTGAACAGAATCCACAGACTTGCGTCTTTTTACCAAAGCACATCATGTCGGGAACTATTCCAAAATGTTCATAGCACCACATTTTACCTGTCAGTCCAACGCCAGTCTGGACCTCATCAAATATTAGAATAGCATCGTTGTCGTCTGCCCACTTTCTCATTAGGGGGAAAAGTTCTGGAACAAAGTGATTGTCTCCACCTTCGCCCTGAATAGGCTCTACGACCATTGCGGCCACTCTGTCGTGCATCAATTCCTCTGCGTCCTCGATGCTCCATATTCTATTCCACTGAAACTTCGGAAACAAGGCTGTTTTTTCCGGCGTAGTGTTTGTCAGTGAAAGAGTGTATCCGGTTCTTCCATGAAAAGCATTCCCCAAATGGAACACATCAAGAGTGTTGATGTCTTCATCGCTAGTTAACCCTAGCTTTTTTGCTTTCCAGTCGAATGCTGCCTTAAGCGCATTTTCTACAGCTAAAGCACCGCCGTCAATGAAAAAATAATGACTAAAGTCTGGAGTGATACCAGAAAACTTTTCTACGAATGAGGCATACTGTTCCGTATACATATCGCTGTTGGCAATTTTATGCATAGCTACTTCTCCAAGCTCTTGCTTTGCATTTACCAACACTTTATGATTCCAACCTAGCGGCTGGCTGGCGAATTGTGAATAACAATCTAGATACTTGTTTCCATCTAGGTCTACTATCCAAGAACCTAAACTTTTCTTTTGGTTAACAGCGATGTGAAAACCGTCGACTAGTATATGCTTTGATAACTTGTCTATAACTGAAGTGTTAGACATTTTGCTGCTCCTCCTGCTTTTATAAACTCCGACATATCGCAGTAGTTTATCATGCTATCATAAAATACTGAGGCGCAATCTTTAGAGGGAGTTATTATATTTTCGCCTATACAAACGCTGTTACAAACAAATTGTTTTGCAAGACCTTCGCACACATTGACTACATCAAGATACTCTTTATTTCTCTGTGATTCATTTAAAAGAGTATCTAACATATCGTCTACAGAACTGATAGAAAATGCTTTTCTGTGATACACTACCCTGTTTTTCGTAGGCAAGAAACACGTATCCAAGTGATAGAATCTAGGGTCTACTAATTCACAGGATACATAGTCAACATTAAGCGCAGTAGCAACCAGTTTATGAGAAGCTAGGTCAGTTCTAAACCCGTAACCCATGAACAATATATCGTTAAAAAATAAAGCATCCCCAGCACCTTCAAACTTAAGATGCTCGGGGATTTCAATGACCTTGTAATTGTTTTTTAGAAACCAGTCTTTGTAGTACTGTTTTTCTTTTTGTCTCTCCGGGTGTTTAAAATTAGACAGAACAACAGTGTTGCCTCTGACTACTCCAGCATTGGCAACGAAAACCATATCTGGAACTTCTGGCTCAGAGTTTATGTATACAAGCTCTGCCCCGCATCTTGAAAGAGTATCGTGAAGTAGGTTCCACTGTTTTTCAGAGACTAGTTGGTCTGGCTTATTGCTTGTATCCATCCAAGGATTTATTTCATACTCTAAAGAGTAGAATGACGGATTACATACAAGTATTTTACTCATGTCTTCCAGCCGGGTTCGGGTTGCTCTAATTCTAAATCTTTTGTGTAGTCTACTAGTAACTCCTCTCCTGCAATTATATTCCTTAAAGTTACTAAGCCTTTAGTAAGGCCGTCCGTAACTATTTTACAGTTTTCTCTTTCCTTGGAGTGGTTGTATTGATTGTTCGGAGTTAGATTAATCCAACTAGATGAGATTCCTGTGTAGTCCACTAGTTCTTTATGCACGTGTGTTACATGGAGCGTGGTATTTTTTTCAATATCTGAGACGGCAAAAAGTCCTTTACCGTGAACTTTGCTATTGTTGACTACAACTTTTTCATGAGGAACGCTGGTGATAAAATCTTTTTCTTCCATAAAAAACATTACTCGGTCCCAGCTTTCATCCCCTGTGGAAAGTTGAGTGAGTCACCGTGATTAACGGTCCACGCAACCTCGTGAGTAACTGCCCTAAATGTTCTGGCTGCGCTAGGCTGTCCGTTTCCAGACTTCTTTACTCCTCCGAATCCCAAATGGCTCTCAGCCGCAATACTGCCACCGTTCCAATAACCAAGACCAAAATCACATTCGTTGCGGATACGTCTGGCAATTTTAAAATCCTCCGTTACGACTCCTAGAGCAAGTCCATAATCAGTGTCGTTGTAAATCCTAATAGCATCACCAACTGTATCGTAAGGAATGATTGATACATGAGGTCCGAACACTTCTTGCTTGAGATATGGAACATCTCTCCACTCCGTTTGATATACAGTAGGTGTCAAGAACAGGCTGTCTTCTACCTGCTCTCCCATAAGTAGAACGTCTGCTTCTGGGTCTGCGGCAACCATCTTATTGAACCAAACAACTCTGTCAAGTTGTTTCTTATTGATTAGAGGGCCGTAAAAAGTATCTTCTGAAAATGGGTTGCCAGTTTCAAGGTCTCCACTCCTGTTAGCAAACTCGTCTGCAAATTTATTATATAAACTTCTGTGGACAATTATTCTGCTGGCAGATACACATCGCTGACCGGATAATTTATAAGCACTGGCTAAGCAAGCCGCCATAGCCATGTCATAATTAGCGTCTTCATGAACAATTACTGCCGACTTGCTCCCCATTTCGCATGAACAGGTCTTGTGCCAACTTTCGGCGCAGGTTTTTCTGACGTGCATTCCAACATCAGCGCTTCCCGTGAAGCATACATGGTCTACGTCCTGTCTAATTAGACCATTTCCAACCTTACCGTCACCCTGTACCATGTTAAAAACGCCGGGAGGAAATCCTGCATCATGATATAGCTGCGCTGTTATTTGACCAACCCAAGGGGCATCTTCACTGGGTTTTAGAACAACGGTATTACCCTCAACAAGAGCAGGAGCAGCGCACCAAAAACCACCAATCGCAAAAGGAAAATTAAAAGGCGCAATAATTGCAACGACCCCTTTTGGTTTTCTAAGCATGTACGCATCTTTTTCTGGTAGCTCCGAAGCGATTGCTTCACCATAAGGCATTCTCCCTGTACTGAAAGCGTATTGTGCCATGTGAAGAGCTTCGTTTACCTCGGCAATTGATTCGTTATAGACCTTTCCAGTCTCAAGAGTTATCGCTTCGGCAATTTCTTCACGTCTTTGTTCAACTAAATTGGCTAGAGTAAGAAAGTATTCGGCCCTTTTTACCCTGCTGTATTCCTTCCATCCGTGAAAAGAGTCTCTTGCAAACTGGTATGCAGATTCCACCTCTGGAACGCTGGCCTCGGGAAAAGACCCAACAATTTCTCCAGTTGCAGGGTTTCTACTATCAAAGTAATCCGTAGACAGTGGGTCTGGAGAAAAAAACTGGCCGTTAATATAGTGATTTCCCTGTACGATTAAATATGTAGTCATTTGCAGTCCTTGCTTGATTCCATAAGATTCTTAACAGAATTCTGGCAGAAGCCCTTGTCGCCTCTTTCAATCAGTTCGATAATAATTCCGCCTAGATTTTTAAGTGGCTTAGTAAAAATTTGTCTCAGGTTGTCTTCTGGACAATCTATAACATCATCAGTAAGAAATTCTACCCCTGCCTCTTTCCACTGCTTAACCCTGCTGTCAATTTCCACAACTTGATACGCCATATGATGAACCCCGCCAACCCCGTCTCTCGCTGCAACCCACTGTCCGACTATTGAGTTCTCATCACCGTCAGAGATAAATATTTCTGGAGCAACGTGTCTAAGACCTCCCGGTTCTATGTTAACAACATTAAACATTTTCTCCGGGGGAAGCATAGCAATACATTTAGCAGTAGAATTATCGTCAAAGACAATTTCAAACTCGGTCCCAACTTTATATCCTAATATAGCGGACAAAAAGCTAGCAGATTCTTCTCTAGATTTCACTCTGTATGCTATGTGGTCTAATCTCATTACGGACCCTTGATATTGTAAGCAATTCCCTTGCCGTCAGTGTCTAGTTCCTCTATTATAGGATTTCCATATTTATCCTTATCCTTCAGCGCATCAACCTCTTTCCATACTTCTTCCCAGCCAGACTCATCGTCCCCCCTGACTCTGGCCGCTTTGTCATCAATGTAAATAGCACCGGCTGGCTTTCCCATCCAAGCATAGGTATATTTCACACCATTTTTTTCTAGCCAGTCGGTCCATTCTCTATAGCCTCGTTCATACATACGATGTATGTTTCCGTTTTCTCTATCGCCATACCTTGCAGTATACAGGACAATTTCATATCCCATATCATGTAGTTTGTTTACTTGTTCTATGCCATGCTTTAGGGGTCCAGCTTTTGCATAACTTCCCCCATTATTTTTGTCAGCAATAACCCCGTCGCAATCTACTATAAGTCTCTTGGTAGTCATATAAAACCTCTCAGTACCCTCGGCAGGACTCGAACCTGCAACCTACGGTTTAGAAGACCGTTGCTCTGTCCTGTTGAGCTACGAGGGCGCAATTCTAAGCGTTCCCTCTGCCTAAAGACTTCATAACGGTCTCAGTTTTAAAAATATGTTCTCCACTATGTATTGAATACGGAATCCTTTCAGAAGGAAATCCCGTTTCATTAACCATAAAAGTATCGCTAAGATTAACAGTCTTATTTATACTGTCATCAGCAAATTGTGCCGATGTAATTTTTATTGCTTTTACACAAGCTCCAAAAGGAGTCTTGGATTCCGTTACAATCTTAATGTCACCGGATTCAATATAAAATTTAGCCATCTTTATCCTTGTCGGTATTCCTTATGGGAGTAAGCCGCTCTCTATTTTCCCACTGGATTTTCTCTATCTCCCTTTGAAGTTTCTTTTCCTCTCTATTGAGGGTTCTTCTTCTAAGGAGCTTCTGTTTAACCCGCTTCTCTCTGGCTTTCTTTTTTTGGTCTCTTTTTTTTGGCATTTGGCAGTTCTTCCGCTGTAATTGTTACCTTGTATTTTGTTTCTCCGAACAAATCGCAACCGATTGCGTGCATTACATCTTCAATAGTTGCAAAGTTTGTTCCTAGCACACAACCTGTGCCACCTTCTTTGCCAAAAATTTTACTTTGTGTTCTAGGTGTAATCTCGGTAAACATAAGGTTGCTTCTAGATAGGCTGTCTATCTTGCAATCAAAGTGAATCTTTTTGAGCTTTTTTCTCTGATTCTGCGAAACGTAGTTAGTCATCCAGATGTCCTTCCAAAATTTCCAAACAGAAAAGTTAATTAAAGTGGAGGCGGGGGGAATCGAACCCCCGTCCTGTATAGTTTCCACAATAGCTTCTACATGGATAGTTTATTGCATTCGCACAACAAACAAAGCTAGCCTGATAAGTTCGGATGGTATGCTCAGACTGCCCATATCCAACCTAAGAATATTTTTTAAGGAAACATACAAAACCTTTTTTGACTTGATTGGTTAATAAGGCTCAAGTCGGCCCCAAGCTACACTAGGCAGCTAACGCATACTGCTTTTCGGCAGTTAAATTTTGGTCAGCTTTTATAGTGGCCAACTGACCAACCACTCCATGCGACTATTGATTCTGCTACCAGTCGAAACCAATCGCCCCCATTTATTCTGAATCTCTCCACAGAAGATAGTTTACTATACCCCAAAGTGCAAAATAATTAGCCTGTTGTACATCTTCAAGAAAGAAAGATACAACGGCCATGCTCCAACATAAGATGTAAGCGACGTGTAGACCAGTCTTTAACATTATAAGTACCCCCGGTGAGAGTCGAACTCACGTTACCGCTTTATAAGAACGGCGTTCTAACCGTTGAACTACGGGGGCAGTTGTCTATACCTTGCGTGCTATTTCTATAAGTTCATCAGTAAGAAGAACTACTGTTTGTTTAGAAATAGTCTCGGTCCCATCAAACCAAGTTTGAATTATAGAGACTTCTTTTTTCCCCGTAGAAGTATAGGCTTTAGTTTCCCAATGAAAATCACCCATACTCTCGTCACATTTGTAAATAAGACTCACAGTTCACCCCATGTGGCGTTACTGCAATCTTTTGCCTTCTTTAAAAGTTGTTTTTGTGCTTCGTCTTTATGACCAAGCGACCATTGTTTTAGAGCGCTTTTCTGTAGTTCTCTACCGAACGAAAATGTTAAATACCAAGGGTGAAACAGGTCAGGAGACTCCTGATTCATGGCATTGAGATTTTCTACAGACTCTTGCTTTGGTTGTCCACCGCTAAGAAAAGCAATAACAGGAACAGCAGAAGGAACTGTTCTTTTAAAGCAAGCTATCGTTAGTTCGGCAACAATATCCGGCCCGATTCTTTTATCATTCTTGTAACCAGACATTACCATGTTCGGCTTGAGTATAATACTCTCAAGTTCGACCCTCTCCTTCCATAGCTCGTCAAAAACACAGTGAAGACAGTGTTCAGTGACATTAAAAGACTTAAGAGCGCCGTGGTTTCCGTCCATTAGAATTTCTGGTTCTACTATGGGGACGATACCCTCTTTCTGACACTTTTTTGCATAAATAGCAAGAGCGCGAGCGTTTGCTCTTAGGCAATTTACAGTTGTCTTTGGAGCCAGAACGGCTCGCCACTTGGCAAACTCTGCCCCCAGCCTTTTGTAGCCTCTGAGACGCTCTGAGAGGCCGTCAAGACCCTCTGTGAGCCTCTCGCCCTGTAGATGGGAGTTGTACGGCTTCGCCCCGGTGTCGACTTTAACTCCAAGCACTATTTTAGAGTCAATTAAAGGTTTAATCGTCTCTTCGTTCTTAATAGTCTCATCAAAAAGGATAACCCCACTTATAAACTCTTGCAGACCCTTTGCTGAGAAGATTGTATGACGATAATCGTGCCTTGTCTCTGGCGTAGAAGTTATACTGACTGACTCGAACCGACTTTTTATAGTCGGCGTGCTTTCGTCTGCTGCAAGTATTCCCTTTCCAAGAATATCCAGCTTAAGTATAGTATCATTCATCGACATTGGTATAAATCCCCTGTTCATGCAAAGAAGCTATATTTCCATTCGAGTCTGACCACCAAACCTTGTCAATCCCAAGAACGGAAATCATATTCATACACGACTTGCATGGTTTACTATTCTGCAATTCTCCCCTACTGTTTATTCTTAATACTACAACTTTGACAGAATTATCAACATAAATCTTTCCCCATAGCTTACTAACTAGGTCTACTTCGGCGTGAAGAAAAGGATATGAGATTTGTTTTTTGTTGTTAAACCTCTTCGCAAACCACAACGCTTTGGCGCTCTCGTTGTAGGTATCGTTCTGGCCTATGGCCAACAGCCTCCTCTTCTTCCAACCGAAAGCAAAATGGAACGCTCGATAACCTTTCTTTTTTTCATACGCTGTTGGAAACAACTGGTATGCAATTTCAATAGAACGGTCTATGATTTTCGTCATTGCGTAACCACCCTCTTAGGTGCGTTCCCAAAGGGACGGGAAGCAACGACAAGAGGCGAGTTGGATGAGATTCAGGACCGGTTTACGCCGGTTAAGAAGTATTTTGGCTAAGTATAGCCACGCACTCACTTCTTAAGCATAAACCTGTGGCACAGTCCGGTGGTAGAGACTGCGTGCGCACCCCGACAGGGAGTAATGACCAAGTCCTTCGGTAATTATTATTACCTACCTTGTCCTCGTAGTTCTGCTGTGGAAAACGGTCAAACCTGAGATAGTGACTCAAAGTATATCCCTGAACCCGTTTTTTAGCCGGAAACTACAACAACCATCTAACTTAGGCGTCCTGTGATGACTCGAACATCTCTGGGCGAACCCAGCGACCCAACCGTCCAGAACGCTCCGCGAGGTTAGTCGCGGAACAGACGAATCCTACCGATGATAGGAATACGCCTTAAAGCAGGAGGATTAAACAGTCCCTTCCTTCTGTGCTGTGGACACAGACAGAAGTTATCATGAAGTGCTTTCCCTGCTTTTTTAAATCCTCTATTAACTCCTTTGCCAACCTTTTTGATTAGGCAAAAGCCGTCAATAGTTACTAGACTCACTCTTCCCTTCCTCCAAGTGAGCGTACAATCACAATCATTGCTTCTCACCAGAAGTGGGGAAGAAACTAACTTCCATTCTCCGTAACATTCATCACAGGCATTTGCCTGACCAATAACAGAGAGTGACAAAATAGCTACACAAACACCAACAAACTTATTCATCAACATTCTCCTAAACAATTAAAAAGGAGCCACAGCTTCCGTTGCTGTCTCTGCCGTAGTCTCTACGGGTGTCTCAGAGTTATTGCCTGATGCGTTGGGTCCGAATTGAACATCGTCTGCAACAACTGATACTGACTGACGACGAATATCGTCTTTGTCAGTATATTCTTCCATCTTCAATCTTCCCTTGACTGCAATATTACGACCCTTCTTAAGATACCTCTCACAGATTTCTGCTTGTGGACCCCAAACAGTTACATCCATAAACAAGGTTTCCTCATTCTTACCTCGCTTATGATTTGTAGCCATTCTCATTCCACAAACCTTCGTACCTGTCTTGGTTTCTCTTAGGTCTGGGTCTTTAGTAAGATTTCCAGCCAAGACTACACTGTTAATGTTCATTCTTCTTCCTCGCTTTCCTTAGTTTCCTCGTTAGACTCTCCTGAGTCTTCTTCATCAAACAGTAACAATTGTTTGACCACCCTTTTTCTCCATCTCAAAATTAGAACACTGGCCTCCGTATCATAGACCCAAGACCTGCTTAATCTTACCTCTCAAAACCTGAGAGTTTCCTCGGTTCGAGGTTGCTTGGGTTGCGTTTGAGACATTCTTGGTAAGTGTCGGTGTCATTCCCAACTGCTTACCCGCCTTGGTAGTCCCTCGCTTAGTAGATGGGTTTGTTCCCTTCCCAGCGTATCTACATACTGCTGTGATGGGAGCATACTTCTTGCCGCGAGCCTTTCCATTCTTGGCTACACCAACGATAGTCTTTCCTTCGGTAGACCAGTTGTAAGCCTTTCTAGTTTGGGCCAGCGTGATTAGAAATTGAGTCTCGGTCATCCTTTGTTCCTCCTAGTGAGAACCTGTGGTAATACTTTATTATATAGCAGATTTTCGGGCCGATGTCAACCAAAATTCCAGAAAAATTTTTTATGCTAGGACTAGATAAAGTATCAGCAAAACCTGCCCAGCAGACAATGTGTACGATATAACCCACGCCCAATTTCTTTTTAAGTGGTACAGAAGTATTAGAACCCCCAGCGCCGTCACCGTACCGGCCATTTTCAGGCCCATGAATAGCCCTATCCCGCCGTCGTCGAGGTCTATGAGCCATGTCCCAACAGGATTTTGTTCGATATCTTTTAGTTCGTGACAATTAGCAACGGCTAAGTATAAATCGAAAGATGAGGCCATTCCTATAAATAGCCATAATAACCCATATATGACCGCTTGCCTACTGAACATTGTATTTCTTGTAGAAATCTTTTAATCTTGCATGACTCGCTATAGATATGATTTTATCCAGTTGTTCGATAGTAATATCTACCTGAGAGCAAGATAATACTTCTTGGTCTCTGAATAGATACTGATTAACTGATACGAGTCCGCTTTCTTCAAGGTAGAACGCTCTTGTTTGAACGTCTAATCTACCACTCGTTGTTTCGGACTCGTATATAAACATTACTACCTATTCCATAGCAACCAACCCAAACCCAGACCGGCAGAGAAAATAAGAATTTCAAATATAGAAATTAACATCAGGTCAATGATGTCGTACCTTCTTGGATTCTTGTTTCTGCACATTTCTGATTCTTTGTTGGTTTCATTACCCACTTATATCCTCTTTTGTATAGTAGTATCTGTTTTTGCAATTTTTCACTCGGTCTCAGTATTTTCCCGACTACTCGAAAGTCGAAGCTGGACGATTTAGGTAAGACTCCCCGTTCCATATACCTTATCGAAGTCGAAAAACCTCCATCTGTTATAATGTTCAACTACTTCGTCATTATTTACATGATGCAGGTAATCCATTAACTGAAACCAGTTAGCAAACACCATTTCGTGTGGAAGAACTCCAAACATCCAGTTTGGCAACTTCTCTTTTCCTCCTACACATCTTATTAAGACTGGCTTTTTCTGTCCTAGAGCTACAAACATTTCATGGTACGACCCACACATATGAACATCTAAGTCAAGATTAACAACTAGGAAGTGTGCTATGTCAACCATTCTAAGGTCAACTGCACATATAGGTTTCATTATAGTTGATATAGAATCAAAGTTTCCGTTTTCTTTACAGTAGTCAATTATCTGCCTAGTGTCACTATCTTCTGTTGCATAGTTACTTGGCTTGTCGCATGGGTCTAATACACCAACCCCAAGGTCTTTCAGTTGCGGGGTTATGTCCTGTCTCCACTTCACTCCTCCATCGCTAACCCTATCCATAGGTCCGCACAAATAACAGGTCATTCCCTTTAGTCTATTCATTTTCTTACTTTCTAAAAAAGGGGCGCGAAAGTACAATGACCCTCGCGCCCCAAGTAGAATTATTTCTTGTGAACGAATACTAACAGGTCTTCCACTGATTTGTATTCTTTTGCACAAGCAGCCTCCTTAACTGTTTTAGTGGCATCTCTCTTTTTCCATCCTAAAGATACCAATCCTTCAATAGCTTCGGAGACTATAGTTGCATCAGTTTTTAATTCTTCTGCAACTAACTTCTCACATTCCTTTTCTATAATGTTCTTAGTTACCCAATTGCGCGCACTAGCATTTCCCTGTTTGGCTTGTTCAACTGCTTGAGCGCATATTATATCCCAATCACTTTCAGATAGAACCTCATCCTTTTCTGGCTTAACCTCTTTAGGAGGTTCAAATTTTAGTTCTAATTCTACTTCTTCTTTGGTATCAGACCTATCTGACATAAAGTATTCTAGTGGTGATAGAATCCACACTAGTGGATATAGTATCCAGTTCATGCCTGACCCGCTAGCAAGTAGTTGAGCTACAAACCCAAACCCTATTGCTAGCATGGCATAGATAGGCCATAGACCCAAGTCCATGCCAGCATTTTCCACTAGTTACCTTCCTCCTCCCATTCCTCTCCTTCGTCTCCTTCGGTCATGAGAGTGTTCATAAAGTCCTCAAACTGTTCTGGGGACCATTCCTCACCGTTCTCTGCGTGATGCAGAAGACTCTTGAGTGGACCTTCGTAGTCTGCAATTACCTGATACTCACAGGTGCGGACCTTCTGGCACTCACAGTCAGTTGGAACTGAAACAACGTCTTTGGGATTAACCTTAACGATTACTACACGGTCACCAGCATATTCAGCCCGATAGCTTTCGACATACTCCAATGCGCCACAGTGAAGCCCATCAGAGCAACCAACACCACAGTCGTCGTTAACCTTACGTCGCTGCATACTAACAGTCTCGCCAACACTGTTATCAATCGTGCGAGACCACTTATCCTTATAATCACTAGTCACAGCCTTATAAGCAAGGAAGCAACCATCTTCTGTGATAGGAAGGTTCTTATGCTCAAGAAACGTATACAGTTCTTGAACAGCACGATTACTATGGTTCTCCAAGACGTTAGCCAAGAACTTAACCATAGGCTCGAAGGGGAAACCGTTACGCATCATTCCCATAATGCGCTCAGTAAGACTGTTGTGGATTTCCTCACCATCATAGCGAAGAACACCATCAATAACAGTAACCTTACCTTCTGCGTAATCTTCGATAGCAGAGGGAATGTCAATTAGTTCAATAATGTTTTCTGCATCGTTGTTAACGATACATTCTTTGATAGCCATGTAGTTAGGATGGTCGTAACCAACCGTAAAACTCTGGTTATCAATAACAACCGTAATCGTTCCGTTTCCGCTGACAATATAATTCATCTCAAACCTTTCTTAGATTTAGAAAAGGAAACCCTACCAGATACATTCCAGTAGGGTTTCCAATTCCACCCTACTTACTATTCACCACCAGCATCTTGAGCCTTCTCAATCTTCTTATCGAAGTCAGGCTTTTTGATAACATTAGGCTTAACCGGCATTGGCTTATCGGTAGGGAACAACTCTCCCTTTTCCATCTTAGCCATCTCTTCGCTTTGGTTAAGACCGTGCTGGTAACCTTCATGCCAAACGGAATGATATTCCTTCGGGTTGGTAAGGTATTCAACAATACCTTCCATCCTACCTTGGTTTCTCATTCCCTCTTCGTTCTCAGAACTCAGCTTATTAAGCATAATGTGAGTAACTTCGTCTGCCCACTCTTGGTTAATACCACTTCGGGCATCAGACATCTGAACCATGTGTTCAAGTCTTGATACCTTAGATTGCAGGTAAACATTATAGTTTACCAGAGTTGCAATAACAGCGGCGAGTACGATTGTTGCCTTGGTGTACTTAACGGTCATCAGATAACATCCTTGCAATTAGAGTTTAATGTCTTCTCTACTTCTTTTTTGATTGCTTGGTCTACAAGCAGTCCCACTGTAACAAGTTCTTCTACACTCAGTTTTTTAAATGCCTTTTCTAATTTTCTTCTCCTATACTGTCCATGAAGTTTGTCTATTACTTTTTCTACCACACGTCTTTTACTCATGTGGTGAGTTTCAGATATATTGAACATACGCTCTGTATTAGTCGCAAGGTCTTTTCCAGCAACATAATTAGGCATTACTCTCCCTTTCAATCAAGTCAACATAACGGGCCAGTTCTTCAACCATATCCTCTTCAATTCCGTAATACCTTTTGGACACAACTTTAATCAGAGGATACTTATCAATACACGCTTCAATGTGAGGCTTATGCCTGTTGTCAACCTGCTTAGGAAGGGTTCTATAAATTCTGCACAGATGATAAATATCTTCTGCCTTCTTCTCTTCCTCTTGCTTATCATAGTAATCTTTAAGAGCAACAATCTGTCTAAGACCATTGGTTTCAGTAGCGGTCTTACGAGCAACTTTCTTAATCTCTTTAACATCTATCCCAAGACTACCAAACATATCCCTGACAGACATTCTGTCTTCGATAACTTGCTTATCTTCTTCACTAGCATTGTTAGCCACCTTTTGGGCAAGCTGAGTGATATCAACCCACTTACCTTCCGAGTGAACCAACTTCTGGAACTTAGCTCTATTCCAAACGACATTCTTGATACCATAAATCTTATCTTTGTCAATGTCATAACCAAGAGCAATAAGATGGTCTACGACTTGACCAAGAGTATCGAGGTCAGGATGCATTCCATGCGTTTGAGTAAGTTCATAGCGGTCAATCCTTACGAAATAACCACCATCACTAAGGTCAATATCAACATCAGACCAGTTCTGACCTTTCTTCCAACTATAAGTCCTACCGTTCCACTTAGCAACGCTGGTACGTCTTTCTGACGAATCGTAATATCTGTTACTAACGGGCTTATCAAGGTCAGAGGTCTTACTGATGTGACTTTCATCACACCCCACCAGTTCGCGGAACTTAGCAATAGCCTCATCCGTACCAGTTACCCTATAGACCTTATACTTACTATCACCATGTTCATACCTGCCACTGGAGGTATTCTCCTTAACATGGTTCTTAATGCGACTGATTCCACCGCGCTTAAGGTCATCAACAAAGATGGCGGCATTAGGGTCTACCAGCAGTTTACTAACATCGTCTGTTTGGACTGCTTTCTTCCAGCCATCCCTGTAGTAAACCTTAACAATAAGACCTTCAATGTCCCCAATAAAAATCTGACTAAAGTTATTATCAAACAGGTCAGTATTGTTCCACTTAATACCAGCGGCATCAATTGTCTTAGAGAGTCCACCAAGCAAGCCACTGCTTCTGGTAATGTTAACATGGGCAACTCTAGCATCCCATAGGGTCTTTGCCTGTGAGATAGATTCTTCAGCTACACGTTGAGCTTTCTCTCTAATCTCAGCACACTTTCTAACGATAGATTCCTTAGTGTGCTTGTTATAACTGAGAGACTCACGAGACGGAGTAACACTAAGTTCACCAATATCAAACTGAATAGTGATATTAGTATTCAGGATTTGACGAGCCTCGTCTTCGTCGTTAAAGTTATCTCTGTCAATAGGATAGGCGACCTGTCCCATAACGGCAACGGCATAGTAGTCAGCGTGTCTGTCAATTTTACGAACAGCCCAACCATCACCTTCGATAAAATAACTTTCCGGCACAATCTCAATAGACTGACCAGTAATCTTCGGAGCAACCTTGAACCACTTATAGAGGTCTTCGGCCTCGTCCTTAAATTCCTGAATATCGTTATCGTAACCTTCACACTTAACAGGGAAGCTAACCTTCAACCCATTAGGCTCAGAGGTAATCTTGGTATTCAGAAGGGCAAAGACGGGTTCGTCTTCTTCATTCTTATAAGCGTTGTAAGTACGATGCTCACCATTAAAGAATGATTCGACAGTGAAGCTATCACTGTATGCGAAGGGAGACTTGCTCCCTAGACCCATACATCCAACTGCTTCGTTACTATCGGTTCGATTGCTGCGAAAGTATGTTGTATAGAGGTGCATACAGTCGCTATGTGAGAGTCCGGTTCCGTAGTCTCTAACTGAAAAAGTAGGTTCCATGTTTGAGGGAAG